CTTTAGGGCCCGGAGCACCATCAGGGCCTTTATCCCCCGCAGGGCCTTTAGGGCCTTCAACAGGCTTAGCCACCTCAGCACCAACACCACTAGTATTAATGCTAGTAGTCAAGTCCACGCGCCCACCAGTCAAAACCGAGACAGACCCCGCCGGGTACTCAACATAGCCCCCGTGCTCATCATACAGCTCAGCCTTAACGTTATAAACCCACTCAGACGGCGAAAGGCCCTCTTGAGGTGCCAGCAACTGCACACCCTCAGAACCACCGGCGGGCGCATCCATCAGCACGCCATCAACCACATACCCAACGCGCTCAACCGGGGCGTAAACCGAACCGCCGCCAACAGCCGTAACCGTAGGCGTGAAAACAACCCGGCCCGTCATAGGAACTGGCGCACCAGCCCGCCCCTGCTGGGTATTAAACCGCGCGAAAACCACCCCATACCGGGGCGGCACAAACGAATCAGACATCACTCACCCCTACTGCTGAGGCTTAGCGGCCTCAAGAGCCGCCACCCGCTTAACCAGACTCTCTAGCGTCCCGCCGGGGCGCGTGGAGAACTCAAACTTATCAACTTGCACATAGACGTTATCGCCCTGCGGTGACTTGTCTACGCGCACCGGCGCAGTGTAACCAGCCGGTGTAGCAATATCAATAGAACGGCAACCTTGAATCAAAAGGCCCTTATACCAGGCTTCCACGTAATAAGACCATTTCGCACCAGTGCCCCGGTTACCAACCTTCTGAGACAAGCACCCCAAAAGAACCGTTCCGTCCGTGCCCTCATTCGCAATATAGAAATCTGCGGCGTCCCCCTCAGTAGCCGGGGCGTGAACCGTGTCCTTGTAAGATGAAGACTCACCACGGCACCCGATAAGCTGGTTTTGTCCCCACCGGATAAGGAACCCGTGCCCGCCGTTTTCCTGCGCAAGGCACCCCGTGAAAATACACTTAGTGCCCTTAATATAGAAGCCCGCACCGGCTTTCTGACGTTCGCGGTCAAGGGTCTTAGGCGCACCACCCGTATTATCGGCACCCGCCGGGGCGTCTATCGGTTGCCCGTACAGTTCTTGCCACCGGGTGTTACGGTGCGTGTACCAAACCCTAGCGTTCACAAAAGCGCACTGTGAAGTATAAATCTCCACGCCCGCGTAGTTCAGGTTCCCTTGGTTCGCGCCGCCAACATTCAAACCGAAAAACTGGTTATCCGCGCCACCCGGCCCGCCAGGAACCTTAGCCTCCAGTTCCGGGTGCCCGTCAGGTTTGCCGACGACAAGCCCGGCCTGTGCACAGTTCCTGATTTTCAGGTTCCACACGTCCATAGCTTGGTCATCCCTACCGAGGATAGCAACACCAGTTTCCATGTCCCACACGGTGATATTGTTCAGTGTGGGCGCGGCGTCCGGTTCAACAGGGTTATCCCCCAAATCAGTATTCAGCAGAACGCCACACAAACGAATGATGTAGGACTTGTGGCCGCGCGCCGCTTCACGCGCACGAACCATCAGGTTAGACACGCCGAAATGAATCAGCGTAGGGTCTTGCGCCCGCTCATTCCACGTACCAGTATGGAAAACACCGGTCTTTGTGCCCGTCATGCCGCGCTCAGAGGCGACAATCTGTGTGGCGCGGCCATCACCCACAACCTGCACATTCCCCTTAAGAGAAATGAACGGGAACGAAACCACGTACACCCCCGCCGGGATGCGAACCGTACCGCCGCCCGCCGCGTAGGCTTTATTGATAGCAGACTGGATAGCGTTCGTAGAATCCCGCCGCCCCGTTGGGTCTGCACCGAAATCCGGTGAGCACACGTCGTAGGCTACGCCGGTCTGCACCGCCCGCGCGGCATCCAGCCCCCGGCCCGTAAAACGCCCCTCAACCAGAACAGGGACAGTAGTCTTAGCCATAGCTAGGCTCCAATCTTCTCAAACGAAACCGTGCCATCCCCGTTATTAGTAATACTCACGCCACCGGGCGCGGGCGAAGGGTGTGGCCCCGGTAACGGAGACGCGCCGGGTGCACCAGACGATATAGACGCAAGCGACATACCCCCCGTGGTAACAATCGCCCGCTGAGCGTCCCTAAGAAAAACCAAGTCATCCAGCGAAACAGTATTACTCGCCGCCCCCGCTTCAGCAACCAGCACAGGCAAATCAAGGCGCAACAGGCCCTCCGAATCATAAACCATAGGGACCAGCGCGTACCGAACAACCCCACCCACTACACCGGGTAGAACAATGTCAGCGAAAACGCCCCGGTTAATCGGGTGACTAGACGCCTCAACAGTAGCGCCCGCCGGGTGTGAGAGCGTCACAACCCGAACCTTACCCGTCAGCTCACCCCAACGAAGAGAAGACTTAACAGTAACAGCCACAAAAGCCCCCTAAGCAGACGTCGTATAAATCTTATTAGCAACCCACGCAAGGTAAGGCACGTGCAAGTACCCCCCTTGGTTGATAGTCACCCGTGCGCCATCACGGCTAATCAAAGACAATGTACCATCATAGAATGAGACACGCCCCGTCATATGGTGGATACCCCGGCCCGTATCGTAGACAACAGGCATCATAAGCTCTGAATATTGCACCGTGCGCAAACGCTCAGGAATAAAATAACCTAAAACGTTCCAATCCCCACCAACCACATAATCAAACGCCGAACGCTTGAAAACGAGAGAGCACTCAATCTTGAAACCCTCAGGAACCGGCGTAGCCCAAAACCCGTACTGGTTCGGTGAACGGTCTGACTTCTCCCAGCCGGGCATATCCAACGGGGAAACCGACGTAGTGCCGAGCACGTGCGCCCACTTAGCCCCGTCTTGACCATTCACCAGCGAAGCACGATAAAGCGCACGCTCCTTGTTCACATACGCCATAGTGCCGAAAACCTGCTGAGTGGCGGGCGGCAGTGTAACCGCTTCCTGCATATCAATCATCGGCGCGATACGCTGAGCATAAAACCGCTTCTTAGCCTGCGAAAGAACCTGAGACGGCTCCCTATCAACCTCAACCAGCACCACGTGCTTCTTACCGCCCGTATTATCCAGCGCGTTAGTGTACGCACCGATACTAACCGGCGTAGACTCAGCCTTAGCCGGGTCAAACGTAAGAGTAACAATATACGTGGTTTTCTTAGTAACAGGCGGCAACGAAACCCGAACCGCCCGGTACAAATGGTGATAAAAACCCGCAACAATAGCGTGCGCATACCCCGAACCCGCCGGGGGAGAAATAATACACTGGTCTAGCGCGTCATCAAAAGTCACACGGTAGTTACCCGTACCCTCATCCAAAGTACCGTTGCCAATACCGAGGGTAACGGAGGCCCATTCCTCAGCAGTGAGCGGCGCATTCACCTTAGGGAAACTAACTTGCGCCTCATTAGCCATAACAGCGTCTCCTAAATAGTTGAGATGTGCGAAATATCAGTGAACAATTTACGCATACGCACATCACGCAAATTATCATCAACAGCGCCCAAAGTCAGCGAAACAGAACGATTCTGGTACCCATCCCACTCAACCTTAGCCTGAGTAACAGGCAACGTGGCACGCACGCCGGGTGCAAGAACAGCCGTCACCAAATCGCCTATCTGGAAATCACGCCCGAACTTCAAACGCTCAGTCTCACGAAACTCAAGCTTAAGCGACTGTTCCGCTTCACCCTTGGTTAGCTCTTCGTTCGCGGCCTTCTCCAAATCGGCGGCTTCATCGGTATCGCGCCGGTCTTTGAAAACCTCAATGCGCCTACCCCACTCATTGGCCCGCGTCCTAGATTCAAGGGTGCGGTTCGCGCCCTCACCCTGTCCACCAACAACAACAGTGGTAGCCGTAGGGGCGCTATGTGAAAGCTCCCAGCCGAGGACTTCGCCGCCTTGTGGGGTGAACACCACGGACTTAGCGCGAACCGTAGGCTTACGCACCCGAATCACATACCCCTTTTGGAGAGGAACGGACTCAAAAACCACATCCCCGGCTACAGCCAAATCCTGACACACGGTAAGCAGGTTCTTCAACCGCGTTTCAACCGAAACTTCCTTACCGACATCCTCATACCGGACGGTCAGGCCGGGTGCCCGCCGGTCTGGGAGCGCACCCACACCCGCGTTCAACTCAATAAGCCCACCAATCACCCGGCCCGCCGAAGCGCGGGCGCGATAGTGCGAAACATCTTGTTCCTTCTCGCCACGCCCCGGGTTGGGGTACGTTACCCGGTCTGCTAGGGTCTGCAAATCACCGACGCCGGTAAGCACCCACTCCGTGATACCTTTCGCACTCTTACGGTGAATTTTCGTAAAATCCCCCGCGAACTCAACCCCAACATCGCGCCCCACCAGGCCCCACGCCGGGGCTATACGGTCAAAAAACCGCTCCGAAAACGGGTCAAGAGTCCCCGTGAAAGTAGTAGGTGTGTTGAGACGGAAAACCGCCGCGAACTTCGTAAACCTCACCTGCCTAGACAGGTTCTTAGACGGGTCACGCAAAAACGTAGAAATCACAACGCCCTACCCCTCATACCCACTCAAATAAAGCGGCGTATATGATAACTCAATGCGAGAATTAGCGGTCATGCCAGAACCAGAGACCCGAATACTTGACTCACCAGGCGGTAACTGGAACATCTCAGACCCATCACCGAGCCGGGCGTAAAGGCTATCGTCCGACGGCTGAATAACACCCCCGCGAACATATGACAATCCATAACTGCCCGTGTCAATCGTCAGCGAATCCCCCGGCGCGATAGAACCAGAGAAACCAAGCATGTTATTGTCACCATCCTGAATTTTCAAATCAGTAATAGGCCCATGCACCGACCAAACCGGCGAAACCGGGCGGTCTGAATAAATCATCACACGCTTACCCGTCGCCACCGCAGACGCATCCAGAATAACCGGAAAAAACTTATGTGTCTTCACCTGCTCACCGCCCGAAATGAACGGCTTAGAATTGGTCTGTGTCTGCCACACAAAAACCTCAGGATACCCCTGCCAATACGGCGAAAGCGCCAAAAACTTCAGACCGAAAGTATACCAATACTTGCGATACGAAGAACCAAAGTTACCCTGCAACCCCTCCTTATACAGAACGGGTATACGCCGCGTGTCCTTGTATTCCGGTGTTATTTCCAGGATGCACCCGCCCGCGCCGGGGTGAACCAACCGTTGCAACGCGGCCCAACACTTCATCACTTCTTCCTGGTTCGCACCCTGGATATGCAGAGGGAGGTAAATCTCTCGCTCCTTAACACGGGTACCCTGCAAAACTGAGCCAACCCCGCCGGGGTGCTCCGAGGTTTTGTAATCGAACTCTGGGAGGCCAAACCCCTCAACACCCTCCAAGAGGGTGTAAGGGGTTTGGCCGTTTGAGAACAGGATAATAGGCTCTTCATCGCCCGAAGGGTCTACCAACCGGACAATTGGTGCTTTATTAGCCATATGCTAGTGCCTCTTCCTGCCGACGGCGGCGCTCAATCTCACGGGCCACTTCCTCAGCGGTGTAGCCCTGAACCGTACCAATTGTAATGCCTTGGTTCTGGATTTTGCCGCTATTCTCAGCAATCCGGTACATACGCTCCCACTGCTTAGACGTAAGAACATAATCAGGGTCTTTGCGCTGGTGGTCGATAACCTGCACGCCCTTACGGATAACCCCACCCTTGTCAAACAAGTACGGGCGAACCCTACCGCCCTCATGGTACCCGTGACCGTGACCGATAACACCGAGCATGTCACTATAACCATAGCGGGCCTTCGCGTACCTCATTCCGGCGACAAGGTTAGCCAATGGGTCTAGCCGGTTATTCGGTAGCGACGGGTCACGGAAAGCCGCGAACGTAGAACCAATCACCTGCACCAAACCCATAGCAAGGTCACCCGTAATCGTGTTAATGTCCACATAGCCAGACTGTGTAACGTTCGGGTCGCCGTTCGACTCAGACTGAATCTGAGACAACCAAGCATTAACGTAAGGCTCCGAGGTCGGTAACCCCGCGATACCAAGCGCCTGTACAACCGTATCGCGCCAGCGCATCACGCCGCCGTTAGAATCCGCAACGGGAACAGCGCTACCACCGGACTCATTCTTACCCTTGAGGGTATCCTTCACCCAATTAGCCGCGCCGTCAATAATCGTAAACGCCCCGCCGCGCATCAACTCACCCGGAAAACCAAGGAACTTACCCGTAATACTGTCAATAACACCCTTAAGGGGCTCAATCACCGTATCAAGAACCTTACCGGCGGCAGAACCAACGAACTCTTTACCGGCCTTCCACAGGTCGCCACTGAGAACGGCCCCGCCAACAGCAGACACCAGCCCGCCATCCGCGTAACCGCCCATACCGCGCGGCAACCGTCCCGTTCGGTTAATATAATCCAACACGCCGGGGTTCTCTTGTTCAAACCGCCGCCGCGAAGACTTCTTCACCACGAACTCATCGGCGTGAACAATACCAGCCGGTTGGTATTTATCCCCCGGCCCTGTCCAGCCACCAGTCGCCCAACCTGAAAGGTCAATCGTAGGCAGCTTATCAATGTGGAACTTATCCGCAAGGTCATTGAAATGACGGATAAAACCATCATTCACAACCGTTTGCAGAACAAACTTCACAGGGGCCTTTACAACATCCTGGATAGCCTTCCAGGCGTTTTCAATAGCCTTAACGGCGTTATCGAAAGCACGCGGTATTTTATTCGTCACCCAATCAGTAAGGGTATCGAATACGGGTTTAATCCACTGTTCCCAGCCGGTCTTAATAACATTCGTTACAGAATCCCACGCCGGTTTAATCCAATTATCGTAAAGATACTTGAAGAACTTACCGAGCGTGTCAATTGCCGCGTTAAACGCTGGGAGGATATTAGAATTAAACCAGTTATAAACTGCGTCAATCGCATTACGGATTTGCGTCCACACCGGGTTAATGACGTTATCGTAAAGCCACCGGAAAATGTCGCCGAAAACCTTCAACGCCAAATCCCACGCAGGTTTAATATATGCGTTCCACCAGTCAATAACGGACTGAATGACACGCTGAATACTATCCCAGACCGGCTTAATGACATTATCATAAACCCACCGGAACGCGTCGCCGTATATCCTCAGCGCCGTATTCCACGCGGGAACCAGAACATTATTCCACCAATCCAACACGGCCTGTATAGCTGATTGAATCCAATTCCAGACCGGTTTAATAATGTTCTCGTACAGCCAGGTGAACATTTCGCCGTAGGTTTTCATGGCGAAATTCCACGCCGGGATAAAAGTATTATTCCACCAATCAAGCAGGAACTGAATAGCACCCTGAATCAAATTCCACGCCGGTTTAACCCAATTCTCATACAACCAAGTGAAGAACTGTCCAAGCAACTGAATATTGGCCTGGAAAGCCGGGATGTAGTAGTTAATGAACCAGTCAATAACACCCTTGATAACATCAACAATCCACTGCCAGACAGGCTTAATAATGCTCTCATAAAGCCAGCCAAACACCGGAGCAAGCACGTTCTGGATAGCCCAAACAACCCCATCCCACAGCGTGAGAAGAATCGCGAGGACAACAACGATAGCGGTTTTAATGCCCGTCCACACCGGAACCACGATAGTTTCATAGAACCAGGTGAACACGGCGGCTACAACCTCAATAGCGGCCTTCACAAACGTTGAGATACCGTTAAACACCGGCTGGATAATATTCTCATACAGCCACTTGAAAATCTCACCGTAAATGCGGAAAGCTTCTTGGACACGCGGGATATAAACATTAACAAACCAGTCAATGAAAGCGCCGATAAGCTGCATAATGAAATCCCACGCCGGTTTAACGTAGTCATTCCACAAACCCATGAAGAAATTACCAAGGGCCTGTAAACCAGCGACGATAATTGGGACGACATTGTTATTGAACCAGTCCACGAAATTACGGATAACGTCGCTAATGAAATTAAACACCGCATCCACAATACCCTTGAACCAATCAAGGTTATTGTAAGCGAGAATAAGCGCGCCAATAATCAGACCAAAAATGCCAATCCAGCCCCACGTCGCCAACGTGAGACCGAACATAGTAGTAGTCTGAATAGCCGTAATAGCCTGCCAGGCCGTAGTCGTTGCGGTCGCCAAAGCCATAGCCAACTGCCACGCCTTGAACGCACCCACCGCAATTAGAATGCCCTCAGCGAACGGCCCCCAAATATCAATGTTGTTAGCGACGAACCCGATAATCTTGCCAATGTTCTCCCCCAAATCATGCAAGAACTGGTTCGTATTATCGTCCGGCTGGATACCAACCAGACCATCGAAAACATCCTTGATACCCTTACCCACATCCCGCATGATGGGGTAAACGTCATCACGAAGAACAGGCAGAATAGAGTCAATAAAATAGGCTTTTATCTTCTCATACAGGTTACGCATAGCAAACGCAAGCTGTTCCATCCAGCCCGCGAAACCATCACTAGTAACCGTACCATCGAACGCCTGCCAGGCCGCGACGAACGCCTTAACGCCGCCCGCTAGGGTACCAAACGCGGGCAACAACCGGCCCGCAATAAACCCCACAATAGCAGACGCGATAGGCAGGAACGCCTCACCCATCGTCGCCGATAAATCAGCCCATTGGGCTTTGAGAACCTGCGTTTTATGCTGGAACGTATCAGACTCACGGGCAAAGTTCCCCTGTGCATCCGCGCTCTGTTTGAAAAGCAGAGACTGCGTAATAAGCTGTTTCTGCTGTGTGTCGAAAGCCCCGCCGGTCTTCTGAATACCAAGACGCAAACCCTCTTGAGTCAGCGCCGCGTCATTGAGCGAAATGCCATAGCGCTCAATCGGGTCCATTTCACCACGAAGCGCCGCCGAAATAGCCTCAATAGCCTCAGCCGTCGTACCCCCGTACATACTAGCCAGGTCTGCACCGAGCTTAATAAGGTCATTCGTCTTACCACCTAGCTCAGTCATCGGCGTACCCGCGTTTTTGAGCATGGAACCTAAGACGCTTGCGAATGAGTTGTACTCATTCTTGGAGATACCGACCGCGCTAGACGCCGAATCCGCCCAAGAATGCATCTGAGCGGCAGAACCCTTGAACACTGCATCCACGGCACCAACGGACTGTTCCAGGTCGCCCGCTTCCTTCACGAAATTCTTCGTAAGAGCCGTAACCTGCTGAATACCAGCGTAAGCGAGGGCGGCACCAGCAACAGCCTTGAACGCGCCCGCGAACTTAGAACCCGCTTCATGCCCGCCTCGCTCAGCGTGAGACGCGGCACCAGAGAACAGGCCCTTGAACGAGCCAGAGACCTTAGCCCTCAACCCGCCAAGAGCACCAGCGAAACGACTAGAAGCCGCCTCACCCTCAGACCCCGCAACAGATGAGGTGCCGCGAAACGCGCCGGTCAAAGAACTCTTAATGCTGGAACCAGCGCGGGCCGCCCCCGCCGAAACGGTGCTAAACGCGCTAGAGAAATTCCCACGGAACGCATCAGCCGCCACAGACCCAACACCGCTGAAGGCGTTACGGGTAGCACCAGCGGCCCGGCCCGCACCAGTAGCCACAGTGTCATACGCGCCACGGGCCGCGCCCGCGAAACGCGAAAACACGCCGGGTGCCAAACCGGCATCCGACACGATACGCTTCATAGCGTTAGACGCCGTATTAGCCGGGGCGAACAGCGCACTATTCGCCGTCTGAGTAGCACTAGCTAAAGCCGACTGTGCAGACTTCAACGCTTCATTATGCGCGAGAATCTGCGAAACCCCCCGGCGCGAAACCTCAGTATACCGGGCGCGTGCAGACGTAAGGCGGTCTTGCGCCGCCAAAATCTGAGACTCAGACGCATTACCGCGCGCCTTCACCTCAGCAAGCCGGGCCTCAGCAATCTCAACCTTACGGGCCGCCGCCTCACGGTCTTTCGCCGCCTTAGCCGTCGCCGCCGCGAGTTTCTTCTCAGACGCCTCAACCTTATCGTGAAGGCCCGTAATGTTCTCGCCGGGGCGGGCCGCCGCGAGACCCTGCTTAATGTTCTCGCCGATATTACGGCCTGTCGCCGCCGCGAAACGCTCAGACGCTTTCAACTCAGCCGCGATTTGCTTAGACAAACCACGAGTCTCAGCGGCAAGCGTGATATACGCGGTAGCTAACTCAACAGAGGCCCCCATACAGCCCGCCCTTCTACAATATCTATCTTGTCAGAACAGCAGAGAAATCAACACCCGCGTACTCACTCAACAGCGAATCAACAACGCGCGCATCCTCAGCTTTACCCACCCGGTGCGATTCAACAACCTCACGTTCCTCATAAGGCCGCCGTATACGTTTCGGAAAATCAGAGCGCTTAGCACCAGACGCGTTACCCCGCTGAACATTACCAGTCGCAAGAAGCTCAACAACAGTAACAAGCTCATCATAGCCGGGGATACCCCAAATCCAGTTTTGAGGATTCATCGCCCTCTGCAACGGCCCCCACGCCGGGGCGCACGAAAGAACAGCAATCGCTTCATCCCACGTGCGCCCCTCACCAAGCTCACACCACCTAATCCCAGCGAGTGCAAGCTCAGCGATAACCGCCTCAGTGTAGCGGTCGTAAAGCTCAATGGTCGCTATGATTTTGGGAGGGTCGCCACCTGCCCAGCACCCCACGCTTCCATGAACTCACGTGTCTCTTCACCATCCAGAGCCGCGAACGCCTCAATCTCTTCTTCAGTTACGCCCGCATTACGAAGCCAATCGTAGAGCACCTTGAATTTTCCTTCATCCAGCGCCATAGCGATTTTCTGGCTCAGGTGCTTAGTAGCAGGGAAAACAAACGACTCTTCATAGATGGGAGTGGTAAACTCAACCATCTCATAGCGCTTGACGCCCTTACGGGTAAAAGTCTTCTTCTTGGCTTTATCCTTAGCCATAATTTCGGCTCCTATCGTGAATAACTATTCGGCTCAGAGGGTGGTGTAGCCCACCCCCGGCGAGAGCCGAACCGCGCCGGGGGTGGGAAAACAAAAGGCGGCTAAACGCCCAACGCCTGTTTAGTATCAGCGAGTTTTTCAGCTAAAACAGTGTCTTGGTACTCGTAGGCGTTGTTATCCGAGCTATCAGGAAGCGCCTCAATAGTCACTTCGTACTGGATAACGCTAGAGTGCGCGAACTTCACATCACCAGAAACGGAAATCTGCCCAATCGGAATAACCTCACGAATGAACGTATTTTCATCCAGCATCTCAAGAGTGTAGGACGCGCGCGGCGCTGGCTTAGAATTAATCTTCACCGCAACCTTACCATTATGCTTACCAGCCTCAGGCGGGGTGATAGTGACATTCTCTTCACCCACGATAGACTTCAAGGTGGTAGCAGAGGCGGCCTCCATGTACGAGAACTTATAGCTCACCGAGAAATCGGAGCGAACAACCTTAACAACCTGTCCACCCCACGCCTTAATCTTGTCATCGCTCGCATCGGTGGTACGGGTAACCCCATCCTCACCGATAAAACCCTGCGGAACAAAAGCCGCGTTCAGCTTAGTAGTCGCATCTGTAGGAAGCGGCGTACCAATAGGTGCGCGGGTAACCCCGCCGGTCGCCTTAAGGGGCTTACCCGTGAGAATCGCGGCAACGCCCGATAATGCATCAGCCATATTTAGGCTCCAATCTATTTAGTGGACGGGCGCAACCACGCCCTAAAGGAAAATTCATAAGCTGGGATACGGCGGTCTGCCTCAGGGCTCCATTTCGGGAAGTCCTTACCATCCTGGATAACAACGGACGAATCGACGCTCTCCCAGGCGTTCATCAAATCATGCACGCGCCCCGCCAACGTTTCGCATGTTTCACGTGAAACACCGCGAACATCAAAATGCAAAAACGCGTCAAGAAACACACCCTGATAAAGAACCCGCGAACCAACGTCTTTGATAATCACGCACGGTTCGCGGTAATCGTAAGAATCTGAGTCCGGTTCATCCAGGAAAACCGGCGCATCCAGCCGGGTCGACAGGTACGCCCGCGCCGTAACCGTAGGGTCTGGGAAAGCCATCACGCACCCTTCCTAATATTCTTCAACAGGGTTTGGCGTTTCCGGTTATCACGGGCCGCGTGCCCAGTCGCCATCACAGAGACCGCGCCGCGCGGCTTCTCCAACACCAAGTCAGTAACCTTATACCCGGTGACGCGCCCGCCCTGGGAGCACGCATCAGCGATACGCTTAGCGCGCTCCTCCAAGTCAGCACGCACCGCCGGTGATTCGCGCAACTGGCGTAAGGCTTCTTTATTCATCTTCAACTTCATAATGTGTGTCCTTAGCCACGGCGAACCTTCAGTTTGACCTCAGTGCGAAACGCCGCCCCCGTAAAAGCATTCGTCACACCCCACCCAACACCCTCAGGGGTGCACTCAACACCGACACCGAGCCGGGGGTGAGTAATCGTGAATTTATCCTCAGCGGCGACCGCATAAGACGGCGGCAAATAGAGCGTAACATCCGCATTCGGGCGAACCGTAACCCCATCCCGCGAAACCTCACCGGACGGGACATCAAGAATAAAATCCTCAACCTTCACTGGCGCATCCCACATACGGGCGGGCTTACCGTAACGGTCGGTGCCGCCGGTACCGGCCCGGTGGTAGAGTACCGTCGGTTCGGGTTGCGCCGCCTGCGAACCGAAAACTACTGACTTCACAGCGGCGCAACCCCCAAACGGTACCGGTCAAGAGCGGCCTTCTCACTATCCGACAACGAAAACCCTAAAACATCCCCGTTGCGAGACAAATAACCGACCGCTTGAGTGCCCGCCCTCTGGTACGAGAGCGGCGCGGCGGGGAGCGCGGCAAGGCGGGCCTTCACACGTTCCAGCACAAGCGACAGCTCAGGGGCATGTGCAAAACCATGCTTAAACTCCACCGTAACCACCCTATCCCCCGCCGGGGGAGTATACGACGGGGAAAACGTAAGCCACCCATCAGCAGAAAAAGACCAATCATAAAGGTCTTTCCCCGCCACCGAAACCCGCTGAACATCCACAAGACTCAACGTCGGAATGAACAGCCTACCAGAGCCGTCATAATCAAACTTGCGAATCTCATTCACCACAGGGGCAACATGCCAACCACAATAATTACGAATCAGTTCAGTAACCGCCGCCTCAGTAGAAGCAACAGCAGGAAGAGGTGGGTAGCTCAAAGTTTATTCCTCAGACTCATCACCCACAACGGACTCGCCCGCCGGGGTGGATGTTTCACGTGAAACATTCTTACGACGTGTTTCACGTGAAACGCTCTTTTTCTTCTTAGGGCCGTCCGTTACCGGCTCCACCCCCAAAGCCTCTGCTGTGTCAGGGTGAAGCTGAACCGTATACGACAGGCCGTGATGTTCAACTTCATAGTGTTTCATGCCGCTTAGCTCCCAATAGTAAGCTTTACGAAAGCATCAGGGCGGCGAACCGCAAGCGCAAGGCGCTCTTCAGCAAGAATAGTGAACTGGTTCTTAGTGAAGTCATTACCATCTGCGTTAGAGGTCTCCACACGGATACCGCCCTTACGGTAAACGGTAGCCGCCGCCTTACCAGCACCAATAAGCACAGTACCAGCCGGGATAGCGGTAGTCTGGATAGTAGTCAGACCCCACAGCGGCGGGTCTTGCAGAACCCCACCGACGCCATACTGTCCCTGGAACGGGCCGCCCGCAATGTACTGTCCGTTTCCGTCCTTCAGCAAACGGAACCGCTCATAATCAGCGGGGTTAATCACAATGCCATCCGCGCGCAAGCCGGTCTTAGTGAACACCGCGTTAAGGGACTCGTAGACGGCGTCCAAGTTACCCGCCGCGTTAGCAGAGGTCTTGACCTGAAGACCCTCACGGTTCAGAATACCCTTAATATTGGTGCCCACGCCGTCACCCGAAAGCAACTGCTGTTCCTCAGCAATCAGCAGCTGAAGAAGCAGACGGTTATTAATCTCGGAAACCAAGAACGCCGCGTCCTCAGCCATCTCCATAGAGAGCTTAATCCAGCCCGCAAGCTTCTTAAGAACCTCAGTCACCTCAGTGTACCCGGGCGGGGTGAGGCCGGGCTTGTCGCCGCCCTCTGCAACGGTCTTAAAATCACCGTTAGCGCTCTTATCCCAGACCTTTTCAACAAAATACACAATCGCGTTAGAAGCGATAGTGCCCTCACCCAACCAGCTAGCGATAGTAGGGCGCTGAGTGTAAGCCGTAACGATACTGCGGTCAATATCGGGGGTAATCAGGTGCCCTGCGGTCTGCTGAAGACCATCCAGCTTAATCACATCACCAGCGGCCTTAGAACCAGTGAACTCAGGAAGGTCAAACGCCGAAACACGGTTACCCGCCTTCAAACGAGTAAGCACACCCGCGCTGTTAGCGCCCTTCACAAAATACTCACCGAGCGAACGCGCCGGGGTGGGGGCATCTTCACGGGTAGCGACCTCGCGCGAACCCAAAGACTTCATAAGCGCCTCAGCTTCACTCGCATTATCCAGGCGCTCCTTCAGAGACGCGGCGTCGCTCTTCAGCTGAACAAGTTCAGCGTTCTCTTCCTCAGTCAGAGCTTCACCGTTGCGCACCTTCTCAATCAGTGCAGCGGACTTGCTCAAAATTTCTTCTCGCTGTTCTTTCAAATTCACGAGATAACCTCCGATACGGATAGTCGAATAGTTGCTAGTTCAACCTCAGTAGCTAGTGCGAGAACACGCGAATTGACAGGCTCAGGTTCCTCAGCATTGACCGTTTCCGGTTCCTCTGCCTTGACCGCCGCCGGTTCCTCTTCACTACCGCTTTCGCTATCTAGAGGCTTCTCATCTTCCTCTGTATCGTCAGAGGGGCGGGCGCGCCGGGGCGCTTCACCCGCCTTAACGTCCAAAATCTCTGCTTCCTGGTTAGCCGCAACCGGAACAACAGAGACTTCAAAAAGCTTAAGTTTCTTCAAATGCCACACCCCGCCACCGTCCGAGCCAGTAGCTTCCTCAGCATCTTCAACAATGTACGTAATAGACATCTGCTTTACGAGGCCACGCTTCAACATGGCGTAAGCTTGCGCACCAACCTCAGACCCGAGGTCAAGCTGCACACGCACAAACAGGCCGTTCGCATCCTCACGCGCCTCTAACGTCCACCCGATACACATGCGAGGATCATCTAGAACGTGGTTCCAATAACACGGGATGTTCTCCCCGTTCTCGCCATACGACTGTAACGTTTCAGCGAACGCGCCGGGCAACACCACGTCACGCACCGAGTCGATATTATTAAAAACCGACGCATAGCCGGTAAAAACACCTGTTTCGGTGGTGGTGTTCACGTCCACCACAAGAGATTTATGTTTCACGTGAAACACCGCCCTCACTTTCTAACACTTTTTCGCTCAAACCCGCGTACTCTGTCGATAAATCCACCGATTTTGCCGCCAAATCAGGAAAATCCGCCAAATCATCAGCTAATTCGCGGGCCAAACGCTCACGCAACCGCTCAGAATCGCCTTTAGCCGCGATAACCCGCCGGGCGCGCTCACCATGCGACAAAAGAACCGCCTTAGCCGCCGCCGGTAACCCGTCATCAGATGTTTCACGTGAAACATCGTCCGAAACATCACTACCGCCATCCGTTTCACGTGAAACATTCGACGCATCCAGATTCAACGGCGTAACCAGCGCATCCCCACCCTCAATAGCAGGAAGATTATTCATACGCCTAAGCTCATTCCTAGTCATATAGGGAGCGCCCACAGCCGAAGAAGCCACCGCCGCCTGTTCCTCAAACGAACCGCGAAGCTTCTCTTCAATATTGAACTCCAGCAGATGAGAGCCGGAGTCTACACCCACCATAGGAAGCAAGAACGTATTCAAACGCTGTTCAATCTGACGAATCAAAGGGCCAAGCGTGTTAGTGTACAGCGATTTGCTGAACTCTTTAGCATTGCTGTAGTTCGCATTATCCAGCACACCCACCATAACCGGGTTTACCTGGAACACTTGCGCCACCGTCACCAGTGAGAGCTTCACCGACTCAGCCCACTCAGCACTAGCCGAATTAAACTCAGCCGTCTCAAGACGCATACCCTCCTCAAAAATAGGGGTGCCGCCCGTCCGAGAACCCTCACGCGTGAACTCTTCAAACATTTTCAAGAACCGGCGGCGGTCTTGATTATCCCACCGGGGCGCATCCACCGGCCGAGTAATATAACCACCGACACGGCCCGCGCGCCGCCACACCTGAGTACGGTGTTTGCGAGCGTGATACTGCTCCTCAAGAGTCAAACGCAACGTCTCAACCGGCGAAGAGTCCTTACCCGGTAGCGGATTCCACCCCTCAAACGCAAGAACATTCTCAGGCTTAAACTTCACCGACTTATCAGGCGAATCAGGCGGCGAAACCACATAATGCTTAGGCTCCCAATACGTACCATAACTGGTTTTCACCCACGACGCGGGGAACGGCTGAATCGCCCAACCAGACGGCGAATCCGTGGACTCATACACGAACCAGTACGCCCGGTTATGCAACGCAAGGTTACCCACAAGGTCATAAACCAGCTCATACGTAGTCATATGCTGATTCGGACGGCGCATCAACGAAGCAACCAGCGAATCCCTATCACGCACCCGGTCATTACCATCAGTACGGAACGAATGCAAACCCAAATGGGCAACGTTACGCGCCAAAAAATCAACAACAGTACGCAAATGTGGTTGAGTACGCCACATCTGTTCAACCGTCAAGCCAAGTGGCTCCGCAGACACACCCACGCCGGGGGATGTAACCACCACCTCGCGGCCCATAAAAGTAGTCACCGCACGCGACAAACCACCCACAAGGGCGCGCGCAATCACATCACCAGCGCTAGGCATACCTCACCTACTCCCACCAATTTTCATAATCCGAATCCGAATAAACAGACTTCGATTCATCTTCATCAGGAAGCCTCAAAAGACCCCACAGCGCGAACGTAGCCGCGCACAAAGGCGCAATATCCACCGGCGACTTATCACGGTTCCAAGACCAAACATCGCCATAATGCTTTTTGACTGCTTCATGCAACGGGCGAATCAAAACCGGCTGGTCGCGCCACCGAATTTTATGCTGTTCCACCCTTTCAGCGAACTGCACACACGCCGCGGGCAGATTAGACCCCTCACATGGCGTAAAATCCACACCCTGCCGGGTGAGCGAATCCCGATAACTAGAAATCGGCGAACCCTTACCCTGCAAAACAACATCGCGCGGCCTAAAATTCAGCCCCGTGCGCAAAAACTCAGGAATCCAGTCCATAAAAGGGCGCTTCGTAAGCACCTCAACCTGAGGGGTACCATCATCCGCGTAACCAGCCACCGCAACATAGCTCATTTTCCCATCAGCGGACGTATCCACTCCCACCACAATAGGGCTATCCTGAGCTATCTCACTCGCCGGGTCGAGACACGCCTCCAAGTCCGTAGACTTAAACGGGCCTTCCTTAGCAACAGCCACCCGCTGACACAGAACCTCAGCACGGAACTTATGCTCAGGCACACCATCCTCACCAGTGTTACCAACCAGCGCCGCGCTCGCCGCAAGCTTCTTCTCCGTAGGGCCAAACGGGTAACCAAGCGACGGGTTAGCCGCCGCCCAACCATCACGGTCATGAATAGAAGCGTCCTCAGGGGCCGAATACTCAAACAGGCCAAGCGAAACCTCATGCTCACGCGCCCATTCCTCAGCATCCCCGCCGGTGTCCAAGAAAGCCCGTAGCTCACGGGCCTCAGCACGCGCCTTATCCTGCAAGCTATTCAAAACAACAGACTTAGCTTCACCAGCGTTAGAAACCGCGATAACCTGAGACGAAAACTTAGCATTCGTCGTATTAGTCAACGCCATCCAAGGCGACCACTCTTGCTGCTGACGAAGCTCATCAAAAAACAAATCCGTCACCGAGAACGAACGCCCACCATCATCACTAGCGGCATCACACCGATACCGCGCGCCGTTCACCAGCTCAAGCGATTTAGAACCATTCGTGCCAGTCATTTTTGCGATTTGGTCACTCGCCGGGGATGCCTTCAAAGCGTTATGCGCATTCGCCTGTATCTCCTCAGCAGCCGCCAACTTATGCGCCGTACCAAGAACCAACAGAGGGTCCACCTCCGGACCTTGCCACATCAGCATACGCCACAGCAACCGGGTAGACGCAATGAACGACTTGCCATTCTGACGGGCAACCATCAGAACAACAGTCTCAAACCTAAGAACCGGGTACTCATCCCACGTGAACGAGCCGGGCGCAAGCTCCAGCGAATGAATAAGAAACCATTCCTGCCAGGGGTGCAACTTACGGCCCAAATCCTCACGGGCCGTCTCAATCGCCTCAAAACCAAGCGACGTTTCCGGAGTCAGCTCACGCAACGGCGGCGTAAAAATACGCGGCACCGTATCCCCAAACAGCTTACCCTTATCGTCACGCACCGGGCACACCAGCCTTACGCTCAGCCAGCCGGGCGCGCCGCTCCTTACGCTCACGCATACGCCGCTCAGAATCCGACTCAGCCGGTTGAACCTTTTGCTCCGGAACGCCTTGACGGGATTCAGGTGTAAGGCCCAACTGCTTCATCAGCTGGATAATGTGCACGTTCAGCGTATACGCGGCCTTCACCTGTTCGGGCCGGGTAATACGCCCATCCTCAAAATCCTCTTCCAAGCAATCATACTGGCTTGCCAAAGAGATAAGCATATTTTTCGCGGCGACATCAGCAGGTGTAAGCCATTCAGCCTTAGCGAGCGCATCACGCACCGCCGTTTCCATATCACCGTAAATCAGGTTGCGGTTTTCAGTCATAGTTTCGGCTCCTACACGCGCCGGGGCGCGCAAACACGGGTATTTTCGGTTAAGTCGTATCGAACAAAAACACTAAGGGCCTTAGAACACCATCGGGGGGAGAGACGGGGTGCGACCCGGGGAAGGCCCCACTCAGAAACCCCCCGTGATTTAACCCCCATACCCCCTACTTCCCCGGAATACCGGGTTAGTACCCTTTGGAAACCGACCCCGGCGGGCGTCCGAAACCCAACCAAAACACCACCCGCCGGGGGTAAACTATTATCGAACACCTGTACTAGAACACCATCATACTAGAACAAAATCGAATACCAATTCAAAAAACCTAAAAATCATACTCATACGTATGAGACACATCGGGCGCAACCAAGAACCGGGCACTCACCGACCCCATCGGCAAATCACCCTTACCATCCGAACGCTTCAAGTTACACGCCCTATGCGACGGCCTAAAGTTCGACGGGTCTTCAGCCAACTCAGGATGAGTACTACGCGGGTAAGCATGGTCAAGCTCAAACGCTTCCTTATTCACCGCGCCGGTCTTAGGGTCTTTATGCGGAACACGGTAATCAATCGGCTGTCCACACAACCAGCACGGCGCGTTCACAGCCTCACACTCAGCGAGGAACACCTTACGAAGCTTCATATACCTACGAGTACCATTACCCGGTGAAGCTGGCATAGCGGGTGCTCCTTACCATAGATAAGCGAAACGGCGGCCCACCACAGCCGCCGAATCATTTTTGACCAAATATCTACGCTTCTATAACTAGACAGTAATTACAAAAGGTGATAACAAAAGTCTAACACACAAACACTTGAAACCCAAACCGCGCCGGGGGTGCAAACGAAAAGCCCCGGCGCAACAGACAAACACCGGGGCCAATCAACCAACCATCAAGAAAATGAAACAGTCAGTAGCAGGAACAACACGTATACCCTAGCACGCACAAACGGCCCGGCGCAAAAAGCACCAGGCCGCTGTGGCGAACACCAAAACCCCAGAGAAATAAGGCTACACTTATAGCGTGCACATACAGTATAGCCGTTAAAAGGTATCAGTGCAAACCCGCTAGGGGGTGGGATTCGCTAACTGCGAAACCACCTCAGCCTCATAATCCTCAAGACCCCAAGACATATGACATGCCGGGCACCAAACAGAGAACTCAGGCTCATTCACCCCATGAAGCCCACGCTCACCACAACGACTACACGTCAAGGCTGTCGAGGTGAACTCCTTCACCGGCGGGTAAAACATACCTCGAATCTCTTGGTGCAACTCACGCCACATCTCCAAGTCACGCATCGAATAGCTACCAACAGCGAGCATACCCAAACACCTGGAACGGAACCGCGCCGGGTCGCCAACGCTATACCTGGCTTTCACGTCCACAACATCCAACGACAACGGTGCCCGCGCCTTCTCACCCGAACCACCGGCCGCGCCCGAACTATTCGACGCATCCGCAAGCAGACTAATAAGGGAAGGATACCGCTCAACCGCATACCGCCCAGAAGGCTGACGTTGATACACGGTGTACTCTTCAAACAACTCAGTGATAACCTGAGCAAACTCCAAAGGAACCTTAGGCGACAACCCAAACACCTACCTAACCAAACAATCAAACAAAAACCACACCAGCGCGCCGGGGAGACTACCGCAAGTCAAAACCCCCGTAGTACCAACCCACGCCGCCGAAAACACGCCAAGCCACTGCGCACCAGTAGCCAACGCAGGAAGCCACAAACAGAAAACCCCCACCATCAGCAGAACCGCATTAGACACAAACAACCAAGCACACGCAAGACCCATAGCATCCAAAGCCCTAGCCAACCTAACCACCCCACCGAGGCAAACCATACTGAGCATTCACACTACCAGAACGCATAGACACACCCCGCCGGGAAAGCCCACCCGCCACCAGCACAAGCGCATCAACCACGCTCTTACCGTCACACGCCGTAAGCACGCCGGGGTAACGCACCAAACCCGTCACAGGCCGGGGGCGGGCGGTGTCGCCCACCTCAAACACAGCAGACCCAAACCCACGAACCTTAGCACGCACAAGGTAGTCGAACAAATACACAAGGAACACGTCAGCAAGAACCCTATCAACCGGGCCCGCCGGGATAACCGCCTCCGTCCCATACATATGCACAGGAACATCAGGAATCTGAATATCCACACCAGAGCGCCGAGCCTCCGAAATATCACGCCGCGTATCCAACGTAAGATAAGCAACCCCCTCAAACAGAGGCCACATACCCTTTAGATGCACAACCCGCCGGGGCGACTCCGAAAAAACACACCTCTCCATATAAGGCATACTAACGGTGAAACCCTTAGACCTATCGGCGCGGTCCTCAACCTCAACACCCACCGGGTTAGACGTAGACCCCAAGGCAACACGCACCGACTCAGATCCGTCAGCACCCGGCCCCGCCGCCACAACAACCGACGTGCCAGGGGCGACGTAACGCTGAAGGACTTCCTGCAACGCCTCAACCAGCGGCGCAATATCCTCAGCCTTAGACGCGAAACTAACCAGCTTACTCACAACACACCACCCTCAGAATAGAAGACTAATAGCAACGTAAACGACAAACCCCACAACGCTGAAAGACCAAACGCCAAAACAACAGCGGGCCAACGCGCCGGGACACCCCCACGAATCACCTGTAATCACCATTCCCCTCAATCACACCGCGATTCGCACGGTCTGCCAACTTAGCCACATTCGCGGCAAGCACATCCTGCCAAATACTCTCACGCAAACGAGCGACCCCCACATCAGTACGCGCCGCCGCCCGCCGGGATACATACTCAGGCGAACCCACCAACAGAACCTCAGCAAGATAAGGAAGCGAACACCACAACCGCTGCAAATGCCCCGCAAACGTCGCCCTAGCCGAAGAAGGTTTAGACACCTTAGGCGTAAGAAACTTCATACACGCCACCTGAGCCGGGCCGAACACCACTCCAGGGCAATACGGGGCTTCCACAGCCCTCAACGCTGTACCGAGACCAATCTCAGAAACCTTACGCTCATACGACGAGGAAACAGCCCTAACCCCAAGGTCATTCAGCGTAAGCGCCGTAAGATAAGCAACATCCCCCAATTCGGCTTGCCGTGCCGGGTAATTCGGTGCGCCCTTAGCGTCCCGAACCTCCTTAGCCAACACCCCATACAACTCACCCATTTCAGACAACAGCGCGGGAACCTGATAACGAAGAGACCGCGCCGGGGGCAACGCCGTCTCCAAAACCCGAAACTGATAATGCAAAAGGTCAAGGTGCACATCAGACGTGCACACCCTCACCTGAGGAAGAACTTTCTCAACAGCCATTCGTAGGCTCCGTTCTAATAGTTGGTTTTCAGAACTTGCACCGGGTGAGAACCCGATAAACCAAGGATACCATATTTAGACCCTTGAATACCGAGTAACGAATCTGTTTGTGATGAAGCTCATGGTAGAGAATCGGTAACTTTGCGTCGCTTAAACAGGGTGCAACGCAACCGGCGAGGTTTAAAAGAAGGCCGATTTAGGTAGAAATGCTGGTGCAAACAGCGTAACCCCGCCGGGGTGGAGGCCCGCGCTAAGTGCAATAACTGCAAACTTTGGAGGGTAGAAGTTGAGATAAGTAGAAAATCGGGAATTTCTAGAAAAAACCTTAAAACTGTAAAAACGCGAAATTAGGCTG